CGGGACTACGCTCCATCTCCGGTACCGGGCAACCTTTACAACTGGGACGAGGGCGCAGCTACTAAGAAAATTACGGCGCGTAACTCAGCCTTTAGAACTTTTAACTCTGAGGGACGTTTACGCCGCTTTCCGCTTTACCAAGTAGAAGCCGCACGTAAAGGGATCTATTACTCTCAGGCTCCTAGCAAGCGTAATAAAAATGGATGGAGCTCTCAATACATCATCGCAAACGCGACCGCGAGCGGATCTATCTATGAGACCGCCGGACGTAAGAACCCGGGCGGAGATCCAAAGAGCCGCTCGAATAATCCGGGCGCAGGTGCTCATTTTATTAGCCGCATGGGTCCTTTATATGGCGATGGTAAATCTCGCGGCCGTATGATTTTTAGAGCTTGGGCCGAGGATCAGGGTAAAGCTCAAGCGGCAGTAGTAAGAGCTATAGAAAACACTATCGCAGCCTTTAACCAAGGCCGATACGACAAGGCGGCATAATGAAGCTACCCGATTTATTCGTTAATGCCGTTACGACTTTCGACGGCAAGGCACTTACTAAAGGCCAAAAACAGATTACCGGCTTTGAGAAAACCGTAAAGAACCTTGCTAAATCTTTTGGCCTAGCCTTTAGCGCTACCGCCGTCGTAGCCTTTGGTAAAGCATCCGTTAAGGCCTTTGCCGAGGATGAAAAGGCCGCAGCTCGTTTAACTCAATCTGTAAAGAACCTTGGCCTCGGCTTTGAGGATGCACGGATTAAAACTTTTATATCAGATCTCGAAGCTGCCGCAGGGGTAGCCGATGACGTGTTACGTCCGGCTTTCCAAACCCTTTTACAAACTACCGGCTCAGTAGCTAGATCTCAAGAACTCTTAACCCTTGCTTTAGACATCTCCGCAGGTAGTGGAATCGATGCGGCCGAGGTCGCTAAAGATTTAAGTATGGCCTATCTAGGGCAGACTAAGGGCCTATCTAAATATAATACGGGCCTTACAAAAACCGAGCTAACGGTAGCCGGCTTTACACAGCTACAAAGTAAATTAACGGATCAATACTCCGGACAAAATGCCGAAAGACTAAAGACCTACGCCGGACGGATGGAGTTTTTAGGAGTAGCTGCGGGTAATGCTCAGGAGATTATCGGTAAAGGTTTAGTCGATGCTTTAATGATTTTAAGCGGCGATACTACGGTAGAGGAACTAGCCGATAGTATGAAAACGGCGGCCGATAATACATCGACCCTCATTACAAACGTCGCTAAACTTATTAAAGCTATCAACGCTCCTATCAATGTAGCCGCCGGAGGCCTAGCGTGGTTTATCGAGAAAACCGATAAATACGCCGATTTAATTTTTGCTGGAGATCCCTCCGGTTTTCTTACTAAACCTGTAACTAAAACTCCGGGTACTGGAGCGCGCTCTGCATCTCCGGCGGGTACCTTTGCAGCATCTAAGGCCCGGGCTAAAGCTGAGGCGGATGCAACTCGTAGAGCTAAAGAATTATTAGCACTCACTAAGAAACAACAGATAGCCGACAAAAATAAACTTTCGTTATCTAAGGCTGCCGCCGTATTCGATAGCACTCGTATCTCTATCGCCGCAGCTCTACAGGCTACATACGACAAAGAGACACGCCTACGCCTTGAGGCGCTTATGGCTATTGAGGACGATAACGGCGAGTTAGCTCTAAAGAAAATTAACGAGCTTGCAGCTCTACAAAAGAACGCAGACATGGCCAAACTAGCCGGCGTTACTCAGATTAGCGAGGCGACCTTAGCGTCACTTAATACTCAACTCCTTACAGAACTAAAGGGTATTAACGAGAGCAAGATGGCCGAGAGCGACAAAGAGGCCGCACGTCAGATAGCGTTCGGTAAATATAACGCAGCTATTACCGCAGCCGGAGAACTGGCAGCTAAGGAAAGCTATAGCGAGCGCGTACAGATCCAACTAACCGAGATAGCTCGTCTCGCCTCTTTAAGTAAGACTACAAACGCTGCGCTCACTCTCACAAAGCTCCGCGAGTCTGAGGAGCTGAGCATGATAGACCGCGTAGCTAAGGCTCAAGCTGCCGCCGATGCGGCGCGGTTAAAGGCTCTGCAAGATTACATAGCTTTACTCGGTAAAGTCGGCTCCGGTGGTAATACCGCAGGTTTAACCGATAGCGGCGTAGGCTCTCTCATACCTGCGGGAGCTACTTTTAGCACGGTCTCGGACTTTGCTGCCCTTACCGAAAATCTACCAAGTAGCGTTAATGCCTCGGATTTATTCTCAACTCTTACACCGGATCAACAAGCCGGACTGGGAGGCTATAGCCCTTATATGAACTATGGCTCGGGTTATGCACAAACCTATAATATTAATATAAACGCAGGAGCTATAGCTGCGCAGGATGAGTTTGCCGGTCTTATCCAAGATACTATCCAACGCCTTAACCGAGGCGGAGATCCCTTAACTACTGCGGGCGTATTATGACCGTCCCTACGATTAACGCTCTTATTAACTTTTCTACGGGTCCATCTTTTGCGCAGGCTATGATTTTAGATACTGGCATATTGGGAACCAATATTTTGGCCGATGCCGAAGCTCTTATCGTGGATGTATCTAACGTAGTCGATGGCATTACAACTACTCGAGGCCGTAACGCTCAGGCCGACGTATTCCAAACCGGTACCCTTACTCTGCGTATCGTGGACCAAAATGGCGATTTTAACCCGCAGAACCCTGCCGGACCTTATTACGGTTTACTCACTCCACTCCGTAAGGTGCAGATAACTGCCAGTTATGCCGGTGTCGAGTATCCACTCTTTAGCGGCTTTATTACAGGCTATACAACTACTACGCCAAAGATGGCTACCGATGTCGTTTATACAACTATCACGGCCGTCGATGCCTTTAGACTTTTCCAAAATAGTCAGATATCGACCGTTACTCTAGCTGCCGCCGGTGACTTACCCGGCGAGCGCGTAAACGCTATCCTCGACGAAATAGCTTGGCCTCCATCGATGCGCGAAATCCAATACGGAGACACGATTTTCCAATCTGACCCGGGTACGGCTCGGACGGCTTTAGCTGCATTACAAACCGCGACTACCTCGGAGTACGGCGCTTTATATATAAACGCTCGAGGATCCGTAGAGCTGCACGATCGTGCCTTTTGCATAGAGTCGCAGGCTTTGCCTCCGGTCGTATTTAATGACGACGGTAGCGAGATAACTTACTATAACGCCGTATGGCGCTTGGACGATACGCAGGTATATAACCAAGCCTCTATAACTAAAATAGGCGGTACGGCTCAGCTTGCGCAAGACGATGCCTCTATCGAGGAGTACTTTGCTCACTCATATAATCAGCAAAATCTAGTAATGAACACGGATGCAGATGCCCTCAATTATGCTCGGGCCTACGTAGCAAGCCGTAAAGATACTGCCACTCGATGCGATGCGGTAGAGCTAGACCTTTATACGGATAACTATAACGATGGCATTATCGCAGCTCTTGATCTAGATTTTTTTGACCCGGTATCGGTTACTACTAATCAACCTGGGGGATCTACGCTCTCGCAGACTTTACAGATTTTCGGAGTGCAGCATCGAGTAACGCCTAACTCTTGGAAAACGACTTTTACAACACTAGAGCCGATTATCGACGGCTTTATATTAAACTCATCTCTATACGGAGTGCTCGATACCTCCGTGTTAGCATACTAAGGAGTAAGAATATGGCGGCTGGATTAGGTTTTAAGACCTTTACCACCGGTGAGGTATTAACGGCCGGCGATGTAAACGGCTACCTCATGCAGGGAGTCCTTGTTTTTGCAAGCGAGGCAGCTCGTAACTCTGCAATTACATCGCCTCAAGAGGGGCAGTTTGCGTTTACTAAAGATACTAACGGGCTTTGGTATTACGACGGCGCAGCTTGGGTAGCCTCAGGCGCTACAGGAGATATTGAGGGCGTTACTGCAGGTGTAGGTATTAGCGGCGGCGGTACATCCGGCACCGTAACCGTTACTAACTCAATGGCTACGGCTATCGATGCTAAAGGTGATCTAGTACCCGGGACAGGTGCAGACACTTTTGCTCGCCTTGCCGTGGGCGCTAATAACACCGTCCTCACGGCAGACTCAAGTACGGCTACCGGATTAAAATGGGCTACCCCTGCGGGTGGTGGCGGCAAGATCCTACAAGTAGTAACAAACTCATATAGCACCGTTTTTAATACATCGAGTACGACTTACGTCGATACCGGACTTAGTACAACTATTACGCCTACGGCATCTACTAGCCGTATTTTAGTAATGTATAACGGTATCCATGCCGTAAGCGCCGGAGCTGCAAGCGCTACTAACTTAAGAATATTAAGAGGCGCTACTAACGTATTAACATATAACGCTAATGGTTATACTAATACAAGTAATTTATTCGCTCATACGATCGCGTGTCATTTGGTAGATAGCCCTGCTACTACAAGTGCAACTACCTATAAAATCCAAATTAGTAACGATTTAACATCTAACATCACGGCGCAACGTAATAACGAAGCCTCGATTTTAACCTTGCTAGAGATTGGCGCATAATGGACAGTACACAAATTACTAAAGCCCTTGCCGATATTCGTCCGGGGGCCGAGTGGGCTTTAACGGGAGATACTTACGACGGTTTAGAGTGGCTAGATACATCACAAACTAAGCCAACACTCGCGGAGATTACTCAGGCCATCGCCAACCCTTTACCCGAGGTCGAGCCAACGGTAGAGCAAAAGTTAGCCTCCGTAGGTTTATCTTTAGAAGATCTAAAAACCGCTTTAGGCCTTTAATGCTTACAAGCTACAACGGATACCCGGCCTCTAAGGATCCTAAAGAAATTGGCATAAAGTCTTACCCCGTAAAG